AAAGGGGCCTTATGGCCCCTTTTTTTATGGGAAAGTTCCTTGACTTTATGGGAAATTAATGTACAAAATAAAAGCGGATAATATTGACAAGGAGATATATTATGACCGCAGTATCACAGTCTTTAATCGCTGAGAAAATTAAACTCGAATCTCAGTGGAATTCTCATTATCTTAATTCTGGTAAAGAAACTCTTGAAATGAAATCTATTGAAGAGAGAATTAAAAGAATCTTAGCTAAAATAAGATGGAGACACCAAGACTATGAGAGTCATTTATTTTTTAAATAAACTTGCTCTCTAAATAAAAATGGCTATATTTAACCTTCTAGGAAAATAAACTAACATACAGACTGGCCTAGCAGACGAACGTAGAGACTGTATGTATTTTTACTACGGAGGTAAAAAATGGGAACAACCACATTTCAAGGTCCAGTTGTATCTAAAAAAGGTTTTTTTAGTACAGGGCCAGGTAATGTAGTAACAGTAAACTCAAGCGATAGCTTGACAACAGCTAGCCACGCAGGAAGAATTGTTTACAACTCTGCTGCAGGCGCTGTGACTTACACATTACCAGCAACAAATGCAAACTCTGATTCTGCCGTTGCAGGGCCAGGGCCAGACTTAAACAATCTAAGCAACGTCGGCGCTACTATCGAAATTTTTGCAGATATTACAAAGACAGGTGACTTAGTTGTTCAAGTTGCAAATGCAACTGACGTTATGGTAGGAAGTGCATTATTTATTGATGACTCATCCGACAATGTCGTTGGTTTTGAAACAGCTTCAACATCAGATACTATCACTTTAAATGGTAGCACAACTGGTGGTGTAACTTACTCAAAAATTGTTTGTACAGTTCTTGCTTCAGGTAAATGGAAAGTATCTGTTGATTCCGGATGTACCGGAACACCAGCAACACCATTTAGTGCTGCAGTAAGTTAATGATTAATTAGGAGCCCTCCAAGAGGGCTCCTATGCAAAGGAGAAAAAAATGGCAAGTAAAGGTGACGTAAAAGCAGTTAGGTTTACATCAGCAGGAGTAGTTTTTGCAGGGAGAACTAGACTCAGAGGAATTATTTTAGCATCTGACGGTGGTGGAGCAGGAACAATTATATTGCAAGACAACACAGATAGCTCAACTTTATTTCAAGCTGACGTTCCTAACGGTGATGTATTTTCTATGAATGTCCCAGAAGACGGAATATTATTTCCAGGTGGAATGAAAATTTCTACAATTACAAACATAGATGCAGCTACTTTAATGATAGACAAATAGGATTAAACAATGGCCACTTCAGGTACAACTGCTTTTGATCTAGATATTGATGAGATAATTCAAGAAGCATACGAACGATGTGGAATGACGGCTCGAACAGGTTATGGATTAAAAAGCGCTAGACGTTCTTTAAATATACTTTTTTCTGAATGGGGAAATAGAGGACTTCATCTATGGAAAATAGATTTAGCCGCGGTGCCTTTAGTAGAAGGTCAAGCTGAATATAATGCAACCACAGATAGCACTAATTTTCCTGGTAATGTAAATGAAATTTTAGAAGCTTATGTTAGAAATAATACTACTGCCACAGCACCTGTTGATACTCCTATATCTAAAATAGACAGATCATCATATTCTGCAATCGCAAACAAACTATCTAAAGGTACTCCTAGTCAGTATTATGTTGATAGAACAACTTCCCCTAGTATATTTTTATATCAAACTCCAAGTAGTAGTTTCTCAGGATCTAATTTTCTATTAAAATTTTATTATCTAAAAAGAATTGAAGATGCTGGAGCATACACAAATCAAACAGATATTGTATATCGTTTTATACCATGTATGTGTGCAGGGTTATCTTATTATTTGAGTTTAAAAATAGCTCCAGATAGATCACAAAATTTAAAATTATTATATGAAGATGAATTAACAAGAGCTTTAAATGAAGATAGTTCTTCTACTAGCACTTTCTTAACACCAAAGGTATACTTTCCAACAACATGACAAATTTTGCAAGAGGTAAATACGCTAAATCTATTTCAGATAGAAGTGGAATGGAATTTCCTTACAGTGAAATGGTAAGAGAATGGAACGGATCAAGAGTTCATATTTCAGAGTTTGAACCTAAACAACCACAATTAGAATTAAAAGTTCATGCTGCAGATCCAGAAGCTCTACAAAATGCAAGAGTAGATAGAACTGAACCAACTGTTGCTGTTTTATTAAATATAAATTCTTTTAAAACAGGAAGTGCAAGTTCTTCAACTATAACAGTTACAGAAATAAATCACGGTAGGGCATCTAGTGATACAGTTCGATTTAGAAATGCAATTAGCTTTGATGGTATTTCTGGAACTAATATTAATAAAGCTGCAGGCTATACAATAACAAAGGTCGATGCTGATACTTATACTTTTAGTGTAGATACAGATACAGCAACTGCAGGAAATGTAAAAGGAGGGGGCGAAAACGCATCAGCCGGGCCCGTAACGATATCACCATGACAATGAACCTTAGTGAATTAAGAGTCAATATTAGAAACTATACCGAAGTAGACGACGGAGTTTTAACTGATAGTGTTTTAAACACTCTTATTAAAAATGTAGAAAATAGAATATTTAGGTCTGTGGATTCTGATGATACAAAATTTTATGCTACTTCAGATTTAACAATAGGTAACAGATTTGTTACTGTTCCTTCAGATACTAGAATCATTAGATATGTTCAACTAACAGATCCCACGACTTCTGATCAATTCTTTTTAGAACAAGTAGATACTTCTTTTTTAGCTGAATATTTTCCAGATCCTGACAACTCTAGTGATTATGCGAAACCTAGATATTACGCTAACTGGGACTCTGACAACTGGGTTGTAGCTCCAACACCTAACGCCGCTTATGTTGTGACTTTAGCTTACATAAAACAACCCGATACAATAACTACTTCTGATACTACTAGCACATATATATCCAATAATTTTCAAGATTTGTTGATTTATGGGTGTATGGTAGAAACTCTAAAATACTTGAAAGGGCCAGATAATATGGTACAAATGTACGAGGCATCTTATCAAGAAGCTCTTCAAACGTTTGCGACTGAACAACAAGGTCGAAGACGCAGAGACGAATACACTAGTGGTGCAATTCGTTTAGACTTACAATCACCACAACCAAAAATGAAATAAAAGGAGACGATAAATGGCTAATATAATACCAGATGCATTTAAATCAGAACTCTTATCTGGAACACACAACTTTGCCAACGGTGGCAATAGTTTTAAAATAGCTTTGTACACAGACATCTCTGGATATTCCACATCAAGCACTGCATATTCTACCTCTAACGAAGTTTCTTCTTCAGGTACTAATTATTCTGCTGGTGGAAATGCCTTAGATAGTCAAGCGGTTGCTGTTGCAAGTAACACAGCTTTTGTTGATTTTGCAGATGAAGTTTTTTCATCAGTAACTTTATCAGCAGTGGGTGCAGTTATTTACAACGATACAAACTCTGACAAACTCGTTGTTGTTCTAGATTTTGGAGGAACCAAAACTGCTACTAACGGAGATTTTACAATACAATTTCCTGCAGCAGGTGCATCAACAGCTATAATAAGAATCGCGTAATAGATCATGGCTTTAGTTTTAAACGACAGAGTTAAAGAGTCTACCACCACGACCGGAACAGGTACAATTAGTTTAGGTGGTGC